CACTTTAATCTAAATCCAGTAGTAACTTTATCTGTTCCTACCGCAACTTTTGTAATAAAACCTTCATAGTCATTACTCATTTGACCAAGAATTTTTTTGAAGTACATTCTTTTCTTATCACTCATGTTTTTAAACATTCCAGCTTCTCTCTTCAATTGTGAATGTAAGTTAGAAATTTGTGCTTTACTTAACTTTTTACCATCAGCCAAAGCTTGACCAATATTTCCACCTTTTCCTAATCTATCTGCTCCCATCTTAGTTGCAAATTTACGCTGAGAAGGACTTAGATTATTTAATTGATTCATTTTGGTTGCCAATTCAGTTTCTTTTTGTTTTAATCTCTCTATCTCTTTAATCCTAGCTTCGGCAGCTTCTGACTGACGTATTCGTAATTCGGTTGTGCTAGGGATTAAACTTTTAAGGATAGAAGATGCAAATAAACCCATTGCAATTGCTGCATTGGTTGTGTTACCTGCAATAAATTTAGCCATTGGTTCTGCGATAGCAGCAATAGCTGGTCTGACAGTATTGAGTAGTTCATCGAAAGCGATACCTACCTGTGCTAAAGCATTCGCAGTAGGATCCATGATTTCATTAATCTTTCCAAACTTTTCTTCTGCTTGTCCAAGTACTTCGTTTACAACTGCTTGTGATTTTTGATATATTGAAAGCTGGTTTTTATTTAGACCTAGTGCGGCTGCATATTTTGTCGATGCCTCTTCTAGTCTTAATATAATACCTAATTCGTCCAATAGTTCTGGTTCCGCTTTAGTAACACCTCTTACTAATCTGTTGAATGAATCTGTCACATCTCGACCGAGTGCGACTGAAACTGTAAATGCGGCTTCTGATAGTTCTCTTAACTGTCCTGAAGAAAGTCCCGCGGCTCTACCAATAGCTGCGGCTTGTGAAGCTTCTGAGAAACTAATCATTCCTCGAGTAGCTGATTGAATATCTTTTGATAAGGACTGGTACGCGATACCTGTTGCAGCAGCAAAAGCTACTTGTCCTTCTCTTAATACACGAAAGTCTGCCGCACCTTTTAGGAATCTAAAGGCTGCGTCAAGGGCGAATAAGTTAGCGGCTAAAGTAGCGTAGGCAGGAACAAGTCCCCCTGTGATACCTTGGGACATTTTTGAAAAGTTTTTAGTTGAATTTGAAGATGCCTGTGCAGCACCTTTTAGAGAACGGTCGGCTGATTGTGCCGATTTTCTAGTCTTTTTAAGACTATTCCCTACCTTGTCTATTTCCTTTGAAGTCTTTTTAAGATTCTTAGTCTTTGAATCGATTTCAACGGTATGTTTAATTTTAGCCATTATTTACCTTTATCTAGCTCTCGCTTTTGCTTTTGCTGATAGCTCAGCTTGCTTCTGTGAGTCTTTGACTCGTTTATTTATAGAGTTTGAGTTCTCATTTTCTATATGAGCTAAAAAGTAGACGGCTGTGCGTTTGTCCTCGATATCGAAGGTTTTTAAGTAAGTACCTATAGGAGCAAAATCTTTGCCCATATACATCCCACTTGCTCCGTCCCACCTATCAGTTAATATGCTATGTAGCATAAATGATTGTTGGACCTCTAATGGATAATCATTTATCTCTGGAGGCATCTTATCGGGATCAGGATCTTGATTCAGTTGCTCGCAGACTGCAAGGTATTTGTCTAAATCAATATCCTCAGAAAACTGTTTCTTTATCATCCCAAGTATTAAACTTACTTGGTCTTGGTAAAATTTTCCAGGTCTCCGACAGTTTCACTTACCCACTCATCGAAATCACTAGAGTTCTTCATAAGTAACTCTGCATTTTCGTTGTTCCAGACTAAAAAGTCTTCTGGGTTTACTTCGCTAATATCTACTAATAGAAGCTCTTCTAAGTATTTATATTTTAAGCCTGACCAGCCTTTTATGATTGCTTTGCAGTATTCAGTTAAGAATTTATCATTATCTAGCTGTTCTTCGTATGCCCTTGTCTTTTTATTGAACTTTTGTGATACACTTTTATTTCTAAGCTTTAGCAATTCTTCTCTTGCTAAATAAGTGAGTTTTACCGTAAATCCTTCCGCTCCGGGAAAGTCTACTCCTACTGTCTTGCTTGGAGTTAACAAACTCTTAAGCGATACTACTGGTGTTTTATTTTCTGTTGTCATTTGTTTATTCCTATTAAAAAAATGTATGGGGAAATGACTCCCCATACACTCAGTTTGTTATTATGCTCCGACGTAAGTAACTGATACTTCGTTCGTAGCGTTTGCTGCTGTTGCTGATGATAAGTCTGATGATAAACCATGGAAGGCTACATCTACAGATATTACATCTGATAAATCATGAGTAGGTAACTCTAAGTGAGCTTTTGGTAATGCTACTGCAACTCGAGGAGTATTACTACCACCGCCGATGTTGAATGTCATTGCAAAAGCGTTAGTGATTACGCCTCTTGATTCTTGTAATTTCTCAAATAAGTCTAAAGACCCATTTGCTACATCATTTAGATAACAAGTGAAATTACCTGAAACCGATCTCGTACCTGTAACATGACCTAAAGGTAAGTTTACTTGTCCGATTGTTTCTGGTGTTAAGTAAGTATTGTTGTTCTCTATAGTGATGTTTCCACCTGTTAGAGTAACTGCAAAGGTTACGTCTGAACTACCTAAAGATCCGACTGTACCTGCTACTTCACTTGCATCATAGACTAATGCTAAGTCTGTTAATTTCTGTCTAATAAAGTTAGAAGTAGTATCTACTCCTTCTCTAATTAAACCTTTCGCTGTTGCTCCTGAAGCTTCAGTATTTAAAGAAGCCGCTTCTTCGATTGTTTTGCCGTTTCCAGACCAACCGATTTGTGCGATTCCTTCAATATCAAAGTCAATTGAAGCTGAGCCTACTGAACAATCTGCTAATTTGTAAATTGTTACTCCGTCAGTACCTGTAGTGTATAGTGCGCTAGTTGCATCCTTTGCTGCTCCAAGAACAAAGTACATATTGAACGATCCAACTTGTACATTGTTTGAGTTTGCAAAATCAAAAACTTGACTATTTGTTCCACCGAAAGCGTCTCCGCCGCAAGCTTTATCATAGTCTGTTGCTCCCATAGCTGCCCATAAAGGGCCTTCTACTGCAAAATGTTTTGCTGCATCGGCATGGTCGCCTGATACATATTTCGCGTTACTACCTGACTTTGTAGGTCTCATGTAAGTGTTAAAACTCCACTCTGCTGGTGCAAAAGAGTCGGTGAACATTGCTCTACCTCTCTTACTGTAACCAGCGGATGTTGCCGCTTCACTTAATGTTATTTCTGAAGTATTTGTGCCTTGGCTGAAAGAAAATCCATCCAGTACAGGTATCTCATAAAGAGCTGTCTGTGCTGTTGTGCCATCTTCTGACCATTCCATAAATACTTTGGTATCTCTACTAAAGAAAAATGCCATTTTTTATATCTCCATTAATATCGAATCTCTACGGTGATTTCTCCTACACCAAGAGGTTCTAATACGCCTTCATCTGTATCTACAGTTAAGATTGAAGTCTGTACTGTAGACTGAGATGCTCCTGTTGAATCCGTGTAAGTTAATGGATCATTATCCTCTAACACGGTTTCTACATCTTCTAACAATTCTTCGAGTGCGTGGATAACATCATTGTCATCCGACACATAACATCGAACTGTAATTCTTAAAAATCTAAATCGAAAGCCACCGCCATCGTATTCTCTCGTTTCGCTTCCAGCTCCTATATGGATAGTTGGAAACTCATTCACTTCGTCCCAAAATTTGAGTCGCCTTTCTACTTTACTAACGGAAGTTCTCATTGGAGGGCTACCGTTTATCTGCGTTTCTAACGCTACTGCTAAGGCTTCGACTATGGCTCTACGAC